TTTGATTTGTGGAAGGGTGCAAACTTCAAGTTGAAGATTCGTAAGGTAGACGGATTCTGGAACTATGACAAGTCTGAGTTTGAGGCGGTAACACAACTGTTACCTACAGATGAGGAACTTGAAAAGGTTTATGGTTCAGAATATCCATTGAAACCATTTCACGATGAGTCTAACTTTAAGTCTTATGGTGAGTTAAAGGAGAAGATGGAACGTGTATTAGGTGAGGCAGTAGATAATCGTACTGCTGAACAAGTTGCATCTGATATGGATGTTGTCTCAGATCCACCATTTGATGGTGGTAAACCAATTACTGGTGAAGCATCTGATACAATGGAATACTTTGAGAAGTTAGCAACTGCTTAAATCAAGCCATTCTGAAGTATTTTTCGTTCATTGGGTTTATAGAACTTGATGCAATAGCCATTGAGGTAGACCCATTACTAACATTGGAGGTCGGAGCATTTATTATCATAGGTGCTCCACCACCACCCGCTCCAGCTAGTGCATTTTCAGTTTGCATCTTAGGTAAAATTCTTCCAGAGGCTGAAGGAACAAATAACTCAGGGCCATGTTCACCTACAATAGTTGGAACATCAGCTCCTACAGGGCCACCCATTGCATTTTCATCTACTTTATCACCACCAAAACCTAACCATCCCATAACTTTCTTCCCTGCATCTCCTAATGCACCAAGTGATTCTGCCAATATTTTTTTAATATCAAAGTTAAATAATTCACTTAACCAAGTTACAAGTTTATCAAGTAAAGTTACTATCATATCACCAATACTGAAATTCTTTGCATTTGCAACTTTCTTAGCTTCATCACCAAAACCAAATAGATTTAATAACCACTCTGTGACGGAAAGAAGTGCATCTTTTATTAGATTAGGAAAGAATGTTAATACGTTAAATGCAGATGCAAGTATATCTGATGCACTATCGAACTTAAACATTTTACCTAACCACTCTTTAGCTGCAGTTATTGCACCTTTAACAGTTTTTATAATAAAACTATCTTCTGAATCTTCCTCAGATGCCCAATTAAAAAGTCCTGTAACCCATCCTTTAACTTTTGCTATTACAGAATTTATAAATGTCATTATTGACCACTCACCATCTTCTGTTTGACCTGCTTCCATACCCCATGCAAATAAACTTTTAACCCAATTAACCACTTTTGTCCATACACCAGAAATAAATCCAGTAAGAGAAAAGTTTTCAACACTTTCAGCTGCATCATCCCATCCAAATAATCTCATAACCCAAGCAATACCTTTTTTTAAAGGATTCCAGATTAAATCTAAAAGAGCTCCTGCACCACCAGTTATAGTTGCCCATAATTGATCCATCGCTGCCAGTGGATCTTGGAATATAAGCATAAACCAATCTATTACTGCAAATACCTTTTCTTTTATAAATCCAACAAGATTAAAGTCTCCTACTGCGGTTGCGGCTCCATCAAATCCAAAGAGCTCAAGTAACCAAATTATTGCATCTTGAACCATTTCTGCAATACCAAACACGAAAAAGTCTAATAGACTCTTTAATGCACCACCAATACCTCCCATCATTTTTTGAAAGAAATTACCTTCTGTAGATTTAAATCCATCCATAAATCCAGAAACCGCTTCCCAAAGTGCCATTATAACAGTAACAGGAACAAAAATTCTTCCTAAGAATTTAGCCGCACCTTTTATGAATCCCATTATTTTTCCAATGCCGGGGATTTTACTAAATAATCCCATAAAACTTTTAAACATACTTCCAAGTTTTCCTAAGAAACTACCTTTTCCTGTAAACTGTGACATCCATATTCTAGCAGATAAAATCATTCCTTTAATTTTATGTACAAGTTTTGATTCTTTTCCACCAAAAAATTGTCTAATTTTGTCAACTCCTATCCAAGCTCCTATACCTAACAATCCATCAGTTAATGTACCAAGAACCTCTCCAACTTTTTTTGCAGCTGCAGACAAGGCCTCAATATCTAAATTTTGAATAATTTTAAAAAGACCCCAAAGTGCAGCTAATCCTAGACCTTTCATTAATAAATCCAGTAAACCACCAGCTGCTTTTTTGATAGATGCAACCTTTTCAGTAGCAAAATCTTTCACTTTTCCTGCCATCATTTTTGCTTTCTTAGCTGCATCCAACTGCATTTTTTTACTGAAAGCTCCAAATCCTGTCAGTTTATCTAAAGCCGCTTGTTGTCTTAATGATTCTGCTTTTTCTTCAGATTCCCTTTTTGCTTTTTCTTTATCTCTTACTTTAGTACGAGCTTCATCTAATTTTAAAAGTTCAGCTGTCGAAGCAGTCGCAGTATCCATTTTCTCTAAACTTTTTAAAGAAGCATTGGCTTGCGCCAATTCTTTAACCATTTGAGTAAATTCTTGTCCTGAAGTAAGTGAATCAGCCATGTGTCATTTTCCTTTGTTGTTCTTTTATTCTTTCGTTTTCTTCTTTTATGAAGGTTGCCAATTTATCAACGTAAATATCCCTTTCCCAAGGCAACATATTTTCAACTTCTGTTAAACTCCATTTATGATGTTGAACCATATTGAAAGTTGTATCATAATATATTGTTAAGTTAATGTGTGAAAGGGCTACTAGAAAAAAGAGCTCAACCCCTGTAATGTCAGAGTTGATGTTACTTTTGTCTTTGGATTTGTAACCTCAATATCATGTTTTAAAGTTGGCATGGTTTCAAAGAAGTTTTGAAGTTTTTCAAATTGTTGATGATTCAAACTATCTAAGAATTCTTTTCTTTCTTTTATTGAATAGTCCATTGCATCAAAAGTTTCTTCTCCATGCCATATTTGATACATACAATCTGAAATCATATCAAATAATTTTTCAGTCTCTTTTCCTTTTGGTGTTTCTATACTTTGGTTTGTTACTGTTCCAAAATTTGGGTACATCATTAGTACACCAATATCATCTGTTAATTTAATTCTAGCATCATGTTTATCATCCATTTGTACTTGAATTTTAGTTAAATCAATCTCAACTTCAACTTCAGTTTCTTCATCATCTGGACATTTAACTTTTAGTTTTGCAACTTCCCCTACTGATTTGGCTCGTATATTTAAGAAAATATACTCCATATCAAATAAAGGTAGTTTATCAATATCAATTTCATCTAAAGTACAACTTTTAATGATATTTTTAATAGCATCATAAGTTGCTTTATCAGTTCCAGTTTCTTGTGCAACTAATAATACCTTTTCTTCTTTTACTAAAAAAGGTCTGTATCTAATTTCCTCATCAGTTGAGGGAACATTAAGCCTATATTCAGGCGTATTAATTATTGGTAAAGTCATAATATTCTCACTTTATTATAATGTTAAAATTAACCAAGAAAATTTGAAGCCTTTGAAAAAGTACTTGTATTTATTCCTTGATTCACCGCATTGGTTAATGGGCCACTTAGTTCTTGTGGCAAATCTTCTATGAATGGTAATCCTGCCTTTTCATTTCTCATTTCACCAATAGAAAGATTAACCTCAGAACGATTTCCAAGATTACCCATCTTAAATGTATTCCATTTCAGATATGACCATGTTACATCAAATGTTGCAACATTACTTGCAGAGTCATGTCCAAGTTCTATTGAACCTATGGCACTTGGAAAACATTCGTAAATTCTTACTCCATAATTTTCTCTAAAATCAACTGTTGGTATTTTAAACTGTGATTGAGAACCATCTCTAGGGCCTTCAACACCAGTTGCATCATTAAACCTTTTTGTAACATCTTTTATTCCATCACTAAGGTCTTGTGCCCATTCTTGTGCTTTATTTTTAGGTGCAATATCCGCAGTAACACCACCAACCGCATAAGTTGTACGAGTATGTACATCAAAAGATGCAGTATACTCATTATAGAAATTCATATTACCAGTTAGGTCGTTCCAAATTAATTTTTGCCACGCATCAAAATAATTCTTAATATGCATAGTACCATCACAGTAGAATGTAGTAGTAAGTGTTCCATATTGAACACCTTGTGGCCATGGGAATGGAGCTCCATATTGTCTAGGTAAAGCAGTATTAATTGTCTTGTCTGGAATAGAAACTTTAGTACAATAAAGATTCATTTTTTGTTCTTCTCGCTTTAGTTTAGGTTTTCCCTCTAACATTTGGTACATACCTTGTGCGGAAGCATTTGCTTGATCGTATCGTTTTTTAAATTGGGTAGTAGTAGAATTGTTCATAATATGAGTTCTCCAATCTAAAGTACCAGCTTTAACTTGACTAGAATTATTTCCGCCCCACTTATTACCATTAGCAGACTCACCCTCAAAGGTTGATTGATCTATACCTCTAGGCATTTTAAATGCACATTTAAAATTAACTGGTCGAGTAAATCCCTCTCCCATACCAACAACAGTTCGTATGGTCTGGATGTCTCCCATTGCATCTTTTTGAAATGGTTCTCTACCCTTACCATCCTTTAGGATTTTTGCTTTTCTTAGAAGTCCTTGTGCTCTTTGTTTGGTTGCACTTATTCTAATATCATGTTTTCCTACTTTGATTCCATCTCTAAATATTGCCATATTTTTCCTTAATACATTGCTTTTGATCTTCCCCAAACAGTATTGGTAGAAGCTCCTCTAAATTTCTGTAATGGTAGTGAAGCTGCATAACTCCAATCTTCACCTTTAATACCATAAAATCCCTTACCTTGTACATGACTAAACAAATATCGTTTAATACATGGTTTTGCGGGTGGGT